GACCGGGACGCCACCACCGGGTAGAAGCGGCGGTGGCACAGGCCCTCGATCCCGCGGGAGGCGGCAGCGATGGCCGTGTCGATCCGCTGGTCGTCACGGGCGGTGGCCTTGCTGTCGAGGGCGTGCTTGACCTGCTCGCGGGTGGCATACCAGGCGGTGCTGTCCATCGCTGCTCACCTCCTTCCCTTGTGGGTGCTGATCAGTCAGTGGTAGGTGCCGTCGGGTCGCCAGCCGTCGCTGGGGCAGTAGAGCTGTCCGTCGGGTCCACCCCGGAGCGGCTCCCCGTCGTTCGGGCACGCGACCGGCGGCCGCTCTTGCTCGGCGGCTGCGAGCTGGGCGCCTGCGGTGAGGATGTCGTGGAGCTGCTGCCAGCTGATGGCTCCTCCTCGGTCGCGGCGGCGTTGCTGGCGCCACCGTGCACGGTGATCTTCGGCACTGCTTCCCCTTCCTCCACACGGTCAGTGGCACCGCACTGCGGACACCGGGGGGCACCGACCGCATAGGCAGCGGTGCACCCGGCACACACCCACAGAGCCACGGTCAGGCACCCATCGCAGGCAGGTTCGCCGGGGCACGCTGGGTCATCAGGTCCCGCGTCAGCGCCGCCACCGTGCCCGCACCGGTGCTGGTGAGCTTCACGTACTTGTAGCCGTCGGACAGGGCGCCGCCCTCGACCTCGACCAGGGCGGCGTTCTGCGTGGCCGCTGCTGCCGTGGCCATGGTGGCGG